TTATTTATTATATCTAAGTCTTGGATATATTTTGATGTTGAACTTTGAAAGTCTTTTTTTAGGTTCTCTACTATATTCTATATAATCTATAACTTCTTTTAACAAATCATTTCTTTCTTGCATATTATTACTTTGATAATATAATTCTAAAACGTTCTCAACTTGAGGTAGTATATCGGATATAGAAAAATTAGACTCTTTTTCTTTTTTTAAATCTTTTTTTGCTTGTGTTAAATTGTCTCTGTTTAAATCAATTTTATCAGCAAGAACTTTAGATCTATCAAGATATGTGTCTACATCATAAATATCCTGCTCCAATAAATTATGTAAATTTTCTTTTTGTTTTAATAATGTTTTATATTCACAATCAAGTGATTTTATAATAGAGTAGTAAGACTCTAAATTTGAATTATTATTCTTAGGAGACTCTAGGTTTTTAATTGAAACTTGATAAGAAGCTATCCAATTTTCAAGCTCATTGATTATTTCTTTCTCAACAATACTAAGCTTAGAACCTCTATTTTTACCACAGTTTAGACATTTTAAAAACTTAATCAACTCGTTATTTTTATAAGTTGACTGTTGAGCTATCATTTTATGACCACATTCAGAGCAAATTATCAAACCTGCTAGGGGATTTGTTATAGATGTATTTTTTTTTGTAGATGGGATTGAGCTATTTTTAAATAGGTTTTGAGCTTCTATGAAGATAGATTCATCTATTATAGGCTCGTGAATTCCTTTTGCTTCAATATGCTCATCAACGGGCCTAGTTCTAGAATTGTTTTTCCCTCTATCAACTTTATTCCATACAACATAGCCTGCATAAGTTTTATTCTTTAATATATCTCTAACTACTTTAGGATACCAAGTTCTACCTGTAGATGTTTTTAATCCTAATGAATTTAAGTGGGAAGATATTTTAACTCCTCCATAATGTTTATTAACATACAAATCAAATATCATTTTTATAACTTCTGCTTTATCATTATCTATGATCATAGATTTTTTTCCAGACTCATCAAATATAAATTTATAACCATAGGGAGGTTTACTAGCTATAAATTTGCCTTCTTCAACGCTTTTAACTCGACCTCTTTGCATACGCCTATTTATGAGTTTAAGTTCTTTACGTGCCATAAATGCTTCAAACTCAGAGTATTCTTCATCCCATTCATTATTTAAGTCATATGTTTTTCTAGGTGTTATAATTTTAGTATTTGACTTTTTAAAAGTTTCAAGTATAAGACCTTGGTCTTGCATATTACCTCTACCAAGTCTATCTATATCCATAACTAATACAGAATCATAAAGGCCATTTTTTACTTCGTCTAAAAGTTCTATCATTTTAGGTCTATAAGAAATACTTTCTCCTGATACTAGCTCTTCTTTTATTTCAATTATATCTAGATTTTGTTCTTTTGCTAATTTTAAAAGAGTAGATCTATGTCTACTTAGAGTTTCGAATTCTCCTTGTTTTTCACATTCTTCATCAGAACGTGATTTTCTTAAGTAAATACAGGTTTTTATCATAGTCATTCACCTTTATAAATTTATTTTAATTAAGATATTAAATTATATTAATTTTGTATAGAGTTTATTAATTAAAGTTATGCGATTATAAAAAATCTATTAATATATTTATGAAAAAAATACTAGTTAGAATAGATTAAGCTTATAGCAATCTCTCATAAATAGTATTAAAATATATCGATAAGTTCGGTTATAATTAAACTAGGAGAAAATGATATTGCATAGTTATCTATCTGAACAGAAGGGTCGTATTTTTTTTTATAGCATTCTATAGCTTCATCCAAAAAAGGAATAGTGACATTTAAATAGTCAGCTATTTCTTCTTTAGTTCTGCAATAATTTTTCCAAGCATTTATAATTCCATTTAAACCGATTAACTTATCATAAGAAAATAGCCTAGCTTTATATTCTTGTTTAGCATTTGACATATCATCTATATCTAATATATTTCCATAACTTTTATAATGATGGGCAAGCTCTTCTGCTAAAACGCATGCCTTTTCTTTATTAGTAGTTAATCTAGTTTTATTTATAGCAATTTTTCCATCATAATATAGACCATCAGAGCTTGACTTAAGTGAAACTTCTTTTACTATTATATTATTCTCATGTGCTTCTTGCTGTAATTCCTCATATATATTCATATAAATCACCTAAACTTTACCAATTATTCATATCTTTTATATCTTCTAATATTCTATCCATTTCACCATACTCGGTTAAATGGTCATTATGGGCAGCTATAGTTTTTATATTTAAGCTAGTGTTTTTTTCAGTATAGTTTTTTAGTTGAGTTAATTCATAAACCCTTTTAATTGCTTCATCTTTTCCTAAATCGTTAAGTTTATAGAAATTGCTTAATAAATTTTGTTCCTTAACAGATTTAAAACTATTAACTTTATTTTTATCTAAATCATCTTTTTTAGAAAAAATTTCATTATCTTGATCTAGAGGATCAAATGTTTTTATATCTATATTTAATATATCGCAAATTTTAATAACTCGGTCTACAGCCATTCCGCCAATACCTTTATCTAGTGCACTGGTTAATGTGGTGCTAGGTATTTGTACAATTCTAGAAAATTCTCTTATACTACCATATTTATTTAAAATTAGTTGTTTTAATTTATTAGTTTTATTCAATATAAAAACCTCCTTTCTATTGTATATATTAGCATTTTATAAACGTAAATTCAATCATAATAAACGAAATTTCATTTAAAAATATTTAAATTTTATAAAAAAATAAAAAAAATGTTGATTTTAAACGAAATTTAGTATAACATAAAATTACAAACGAAATAACGTTCAAAGGAGGAAGCATCAAATGTATCTTAATTTAGAGGCTGAGATAGCTAGGAAAAAAATAAAAAAAGCATCTATAGCCAAATACATAGGCAAAACTTACAATACTTTAAATTTAAAACTATCAGGTAAGTATTCATTTACTTATGATGAAGCTCTTAAAATACAAGAACAATTTTTTCCAGAGTGTGATTTAAAAATGCTATTTAAAAAAACTATATAGATATATCAATATTTTTCATATTTACATAGAAATAGTGTTGAATAGGACAATTTTTATAATTCATATAAATTATAAAGGGGGGATTACATGATGGATATTTATAAGGTAGAAACTGAAAATGCGATAATAGAAATAATTTCTCCAGAAGTGAGGCTTGGAAGAAAGCAAACAGATGAAGAAATTCAGGCAATCCTTGACAGAATAGCAAAGATCAATTATAGAATAGCAAAAAGGTTATACAAAGAAGGTAAGTTAGCTACTAAAAAATAGTAGCTATACATACAAATTAGGACAAGCTTAATTTTAAATAAATTATTAAATATAATAGTCCAATAGAAGGGTGGATTTTATGAATAGAAATAAATGTGAAAGGCAAAGAAAATATTTAGATTCATACATAGTAGTTGATACAAAAGATATAAAAAAGGATAAATGGCTAAAGTACAGACAATCGGGAATAGGAGGTAGTGATGCATCTGCAGTTATAGGAGTTAATCCATGGAAGAGTTCAATACAACTTTATATGGAAAAAAAAGCAGATAGTCCAAAAGAAGTTAAATCTTTTAGACTTGAATTAGGAAATAGATTAGAGGGCTTGGTTGCTGAATTATTTACAGAAAAAACTGGATTAAAGGTAAGAAATGTTAATGGCATACTTAAAAATGATAAATATCCTTTTGCACTAGGAAATATAGATAGAGCTATTTTAGGAGAAAAAGCTTTTTTAGAGTGTAAAACAACGGGTTCATATTCACTAAAAGAATGGCAAGAAGGGATTCCAATACATTATGAAATTCAATGCTTACATTATATGGCTATAACAGGTGCTACACATTGCTATATAGCTGTGTTAATTGGGAACAGTGAATTCTTATTTCATAAATTAGTTAGGGATGAAGAGTCGATAAACTATCTTATGCAAATAGAAAAAAGGTTTTGGGAAGAAAACATATTAAAAGATATTGTACCTTTACCAGATGGATCAGATGCATACAGTGAGTATTTAAAAGAGAAATATAAATTTTCTAATAATGAAGAAATAGAATTGCATTTTTTAGAAAATGGGAAAGAAAAGCTTTTAAGATATGATGACATATTATCAGATATAAAACAATTAGAGAAGGAGAAAAAATTAATAGAACAAGAAATACAAGCTCATATGGAAGAATTTGAAGTAGCTAGAATAGGAACTAGAAAAATAACATGGAAAAATTCTTCTAGAAAAACTTTAGATAGTAGAAGATTAAAAGCTGAGATGCCAGATATAGCAGAGCAATTTATGAAAATTAGTACTTCAAGAATTTTTAAGATTGGAAAAGAAAAATAAAAAAGGATGGTATATAAAATGACAGATTTAAAAAATAAACTAGCAAATAAAGCATCAGAAACAATAAATGTCAAAAAATCTAGCCCAAATAAAGCTATGGAGCAATTAATGAGACAAATGTCAGGACAAATAAAGAAAGCCTTACCAGAACATATATCAAGCGAGAGATTTCAAAGACTAGTTTTAACAGCATTTGGAAGTAATTCTAAATTTTTAAGTTGTGATCCTATGAGTTTTTTAGCAGCTATGATGGATTCAGCTCAACTAGGTTTAGAACCAAATACACCACTAGGACAAGCCTATCTAATTCCATATGGTAATAAAGTTCAATTTCAAATTGGATATAAGGGATTACTGGAGTTGGCATTAAGAAGTGGACAAATAAAGAGTTTATATGCACATGAGGTTAGAGAAAATGATAAGTTTGAAGTAAAGTATGGACTAAATCAAGATATTATACATGAGCCTGTAATAACTGGGGAAAGAGGAGAAGTTATAGGTTATTACTCAGTTTACCATTTAACTTCAGGTGGATATAGTTTTATATTCATGACCAAAGAAGAAGTGTTAAATCATGCTAGAAGTAAAAGTAAGACTTTTAAAAATGGACCTTGGCAAACTGATTTTAATGCAATGGCAAAGAAAACTGTTATAAAACAACTTTTAAAATACGCTCCACTAAGTATAGAAATTCAAAAGGCAGTTAACTCAGATGAAACTGTTAAATCTAAAATAGATGAAGATATGAGTTTAATCGAAGATGAAACAGAACCTATTGAGGTTGGATTTGAATTAAAAGATGAAAGTGAAGAAATAAATATTACTCAATAATGATAATGGCTATTTAATACAAAAGAAGGTGAAATATAGTGGAAGTGAAAGATAAACCATATTTTCAAAGTACCAGTATTTTAAATGAAGGATATGGTTTAATTCCTAAAAAGATAACTAGAGATAAATTGTTAAGTTTAGAAGCAAAAGCTATATATGCATATTTAGCTAGTTTTGCAGGAAGTAATGGGAGTTGTTTTCCGGGAAAAGAATTAATGCTTGCTGAACTAGCAACAACGGAGAGAAGATTTAATAAAAATATAAAACAATTAAAAGAACATGGATATATACGTGTTTATAAGAGACGAAAAGGTAATAGAAATGACAGCAACTTATATGAATTAATAATGGATACTAGAGAAATAAAAGTTGCAAGAGAAGAATATGATACTAGTCAAATTGACAATGGTCAATTTGATAGTAGTCAACTTGATAGTAATCAAATTAACCCCCCTAATAATAAAAGCTTTAATAATAACAATATTAAAAATATAAGTTTAAATAATTTGGATAACACAAAAGAGACTACTATAGAAGATATAATAAACTTTTATAAAAGAGAAATAGCTAGTAATTATATATTAAATTCAATTGAACAAGATAGGATAGTTAAATTATCAAAAAAAATACAAAATGAGTTATTTATAGAAGCAATGAGAATATCTATAAAATTAAATATAAAATCTATATACTACATAGAAGGTATTATAAATAAGTGGTTAGAAGCTGGAATTACTACGGTGGATAAATTAAAACTATACAGATCAAATATAGAAAAAAATATAGAAGCCAAATTGTATAAAGGAGATGATCTATATGTTAGAACAAGAAAAGATAAATCTACAAAAAAGAGTACAAATGATAGTAGAGAAAGTGAAGAATCAAGAAAAATTAGATTGCTTGAAAAGTGCAAAGAGCTTAGCAAAAAATGAATATAAGTGTTCTAAATGTAGAGATATGCTCTTTATAGAGCTAGATGATGGAAGTTTTGCACCATGTAAATGTAGAAACTTAAGAATAGCAGAGAATAAGTTAAAACTATCAGGGATAAGTGAAGAATTTAGAAAAATGAGATTTGAAAATTTTAAGTATGAAAGTAGTATTGAGGCAATGGAAGCGTATGTAACATCAAAGACTTACTCTAAAGAATTTAAATCTATTATTAATAAGAAGCAAAATTCAATAATGCTAATGGGACAAGTTGGAAGTGGTAAAACACATTTAGCTATGGCTATATCAAATATACTATTAGATGATGGTAAAGGCGTTATATATATGCCTTATAGAAACATCATAACTAAAATTAAGCAGTGTATAACTGATGAAGAAAATTATCAAAGAGAAATAATCAAATATAAGGAAGCTCAGATTTTATTTATAGATGATTTATTTAAGGGAAGAATTACTGAATCTGATATAAACATAATGTATGAAATAATTGATTATAGATACTTCAAAAACCTTCCCATGATAATTACTACTGAAAAATCATTGAGTAACTTATTAGAAATTGATGAAGCTATAGGGTCTAGGTTATATGAAAAATGCAAAAATTATACAGTTATAATGAAAGGTAAAAAATTAAATTATAGAATTTATGAAGCTAAGTAAAGATGAAAAGCAGAAAAGGAGAAGCTATCAGATATGAAATATAGCAATACATATGATTTTGACTTTACAGAAAACTATATGGCATTACTAGCTTGTATATTAAACCCTAAATTAAGTATTGGAAAAGCGATTAAACATATAATTTTAGAGGATGCTAGATATGGAGAGGGTGGAGCATATAGGAATATTAAAAGCTCTAAAAAAAGTTATAATCATAGAGCGAGGGTTACAGATGAGGTTGAAAATAAGGTTTATGAGTTTAATACATTAAATGATTGTTGTAAATTTTTAAACATTAGAAGATCAGATATAACTATATATATAAAACATAAAATTAAATTCAAAAAACGATATATGATTGAAGTACCAGAGAATATTGAAAGGATAAAATGTAAAGAAGTTAGAATTACAGATACTTTGAAAAATGAAATTATTGATCTAAAAAGCATTAATAAAGCATGTGAGTACTTAAATGCTAGCCGAGGAAATTTAAAACAAGCTATAGAAGCTAAAAGGTTATTTAGGCAAAGATATAAAATAGAAATTAAAGATAATAAGAAATTTAATTGTTAAAATTATAACTTATAAATATGAAAAAACAATATTATTAAATTAAATATTTATAAAAAACAAACAACAAGTTTATAAATTAAAATAAAGTGTTAATTTAAAAATTTATGGAGGGCAGATTTATGAAAAAAGAAGCGTACATACCCAGTGTACAAAAAACATTTTTTAAGCCTAGTGACTCAAAAACATATCCAAATTATATGGCTTTAGCTCAGTGTATATGTGGTAAAGAGATAAATGGGAAAATAAATTATCCACAAAGTGCTGATAAGGTAATGAGTGTATGGGGCATTAAAGGTGGAGAATCAAATGAAGATGATTTTAATTCGAAAAATTATTAGGAGATTAGTATGAAAGCTAAATTTATTATAAATGGAAAACCAAAAGGAAAGGATAGACCAAGGTTAAGTTATGGAAAAATAAGAACACCAGAAGAAACTATTATTTATGAAAATTATATAAAACTATTATATAGAGCAGAAAATAAACCTTATTTTTCTGAAGCTATAAAACTAACTATAAATTGCTATTATAAAATAGCTAAAAGTGATAATAAAAAGCTAAAAGAATCAAAATTAAGTGGTAAAGTAAGACCTTTTAATATTAAGCCAGACATAGATAATGTTGTAAAAATAATATGTGATGCTTTAAATAAAGTTGCTTATAATGATGATACACAAATTGTTGAATTAATTGCAAATAAATACTTTGATAATAATCCTAGAGTTGAAGTTATAATCGAAGAATTAGAATAATAATAGAGGTGATATTATGAGTACTACAGTAAAAGTATCAAAAAAACATAACTTATTTAATAAAGTTGAAAGTCTATTTTATCAATTTAAAGATTTAAAAAGAGAAGTTATATGTATAGAAGAAGAGATAGAATTTATAAAGTTTGATTACAATGGTTTTAGGTCAACTGAGTATTTAGAAAAAGTTCAAAAAAGTGATAATATAAATTCACCTGTTGAAATAGAAATTATTCAAAAACAGAAGAAGTTACAGTTATTAGAACAATTAAAGTATGAAAAAGAGGTAAGTATAAAACGAGTTGAGAGAGCTATAGATAACTTTAATAAAGAAGAAAATGAAATGTTTAATATTAGATACATACAAAATATAAAAAATTGGCAAGTATATGGATTAAAAATGAATGTAGGAAAAGATACGTATTACTCCATAAGAGAAAATATGATAAAAAAATCTATACCTATAATTTTTCCACTTTATAATTTTGAAAATCATAGTAGATAAAAATCTTAATCTTGAATGAGTATATATTTTTAGAAAAACTTCGGAAAAAGTAAAGAATTAAATTGATAGTAAGTATGATATTATATTAGTATAAAGAAATTATAGAATATTAACTACTTACTATCGATTACATTATTTTATATAAAATAATTAAGATAGCTTTGTATTTAATCTATATATGAGGATATAGTTTAATATGGGAAAACAGCTAAATTTGTTAGTAGAATATGGTTCGAAACCATATATTCTCATCAAATATTATAACTTTACGGCTCTTTGAGAACTCTATAGCGGTATGGAGTATAAACTAAAACTGTTATTTTGCAACAAGTTTTCATATGTTTAAATGCATAGTAATAAAAAAGTCACTAAATCTTAAAAAGATTAGTGGCTTTTTTATTTAACAAAGAATTGAGGTGGTGATGTGGCAGATTTAAAGGATTTAGCTAAAATAGATTATTTAAATGGAATAAAACAAAAACAAATATGTAAAAATCATGGAATTAATATAAATACACTGAAATCATGGATAAGTAGATATAAATGGGCTGAAGAAAAACGGCGAAAGGGAATACCTAAGAATACTGGAGGGGCTCCTCTTAATAATAAAAATGCAGTTGGACATGGAGCTCCAAAAGGAAATAAAAATGCTGAAAAGTTTGGCTTTTTTTCTAAATACTTACCAGATGAAACCTTAGAGTTAATGGATTCTATAGTTGAAAAAAAACAGATAGATATACTTTGGGAACAAATTGTAATACAGTATGCGGCTATAATAAGAGCTCAAAAAATTATGTATGTTGCTGAAAAAGATGAAATAATAAGAGAAGTAAAAAAAGAGGAACAAAGTGAGTTATCTCAAAAGATAGAGTATGAACTTCAATTTGCATGGGATAGACAAGCTTCTTTTCTTAATGCTCAAAGTAGAGCAATGAGCGAATTAAGGAGTTTAATTAAGCAATATGACAATATGATTAATTCTAATTTAAATTTAGCTACTGAAGAACAAAAAGCTAGAATAGAAGTCTTAAAGTCTAGAATAGTTAATAATGAAAAAAATAGAGAAGAAAAAATAGATCAATATTTTACGAAATTAGAGGAACATATAAATGTTAAATGATTTATATCATAAAAAACAATTAGAAGTAATGAACTTTGCAATGACCAACGATTTTTTTATGTTAATTAATCATGGTGCAAAAAGAACAGGAAAAACTATTTTAGATAATGATTTATTTATATATGAATTAAGAAGAGTTAGAAAGATAGCTGATGAATTAAATATTACATTACCTCAATATATTTTAGCAGGTGCTGATTTAGGATCGGTTCAAAGAAATGTTTTAAATGAACTTACAAATAAATATGATATTGAGTTTAAGTTTGACAAACACAATAGATTTATTTTATTTGGAGTTCAAGTATGCTGTTTTGGACATTCAAAAAAAAATGATTTAGGAAGAATAAGAGGGATGACTTCATTTGGAGCATATATAAACGAAGGAACTATGGCAAATGAAGAAGTTTTTAATGAAATTAAAGCAAGATGTTCTGGTGAAGGAGCACGAATATTAATAGATACAAATCCAGATCAACCAGAACACTGGCTAAAATCAAACTTTATAGATAAAGCAGATGGAAAAATAATACAAGCTTATCACTATGAGTTAGATGAGAATACATTTTTAAGTGAGAGATATAGAAACAATATTAAAGCATCAACTCCATCTGGAATGTTTTATGATAGAGATATAAAGGGATTATGGGTATCTGCAGAAGGAATTGTTTATAGAGACTTTAGAAAAGATATTCATTACATAAGTGAAAGTAATTTAAAAAATATAAATTTTGTAAAATTTTTTGCAGGTGTTGACTGGGGATATGAACATCATGGTTCTATAGTTGTTATAGGAAAAGATGATAATGAAAATTTATATTTATTAAGAGAGTATGCAAGACAGTATGAAGAAATTGATTATTGGGTAGATGTAGCTAAAACAATAAAAAGTAAATATGGAAATATAATTTTTTATTGTGATAGTGCAAGACCTGAACATGTAGCAAGATTTAAAAAGGAAGGTCTAAGAGCTAAAAATGCTGATAAATCAGTATTAAGTGGAATTGAAGTAGTAGCAAAAGGATTTAAGACTAATAAATTAAAGGTAGTAAAGGAACATACTGATTTATTTAAAAAAGAAATTTTTATGTATGCTTGGAATAAAACAACGGGAGAACCTATTAAGCTGTGGGATGATGTATTGGATGCACTTAGATATGCAATTTATACAGAGAGCAAAGGTAGTGGATTAAGAGTTTTTAAATAATTAAAGTAAAAAAATACATGATCAATTATTTATGGTTAGAGATTTATTTAAAAACTAAATTTTAATTATAGGAGGTGGAATATGAAAATCGATGAAATTATAAAAATTATAAGAGATGATATACCTCGTAGGGAGAAAATATTAAAAACAAAAATGTATTATTGCAATAAAAATGATATTTTAAATTTAGGAGTATCTAAAAATGATAGGACAGATCCACTAAGAAATGCAGATAATAGGATAAGCCACAATTTTCACCAACTTATGGTTGATGAAAAGGCAGCATATTTATTTACATATCCAGTATTATTTGATCTAGGGAGTAAGGAAATTAATAAAAAAGTTAACAAGTTATTAGGTGATGAATTTGAAAGTGTATGTAAAGATTTATGCATAGAGGTAAGTAATGCTGCAAATGCATTTATATATTACTGTTGCAATGAGAATCTAGACTTTGAATATTATATGGTACCGACTGAAGATATTATAGTTAAGTATGCAGATAATAGAAAAAGCAAAATATCTACAGTATATAGATATTATGAAACTATTGAAAATAATAAAAATATAATTATATTTGAAGTTTGGACTGATTCTAAAATGGAAAAGTATTATATTTTAGGAACGTTAAATTCAATTGAAAGTAAATTTTATAAACCAGTAGATGCAATAGGTCATAAATTTGGAGAAGTTCCTTTTATAGAATTTAGAAATAACAATAGATTTCAAAATGATTTAGATAAGTATAAAAATCTAATTGATATATATGACAAAGTTTCTAGTGGATATGCAAATGATCTAGAAGATATACAACAAGTTATATACATACTTGAAAACTATGGAGGAGAAGATTTAAAGGAATTTTTAGGAGATTTAAAAAGATATAAAGCTGTTAAAACAGATAGTGATCCTACAGGAGGATCAGGAAGTGTTAAAACATTGCAAATTGAAATACCTGTAGAAGCAAGAACTAAATTATTAGATATACTAAAAATACAAATATATGAGAGTGGTCAAGGACTTCAACAAGATACTGAGAGTTTTGGAAATGCTAGTGGTGTTGCGTTGAAGTTTTTTTATAGAAAACTAGAGCTAAAAGCTGGATTAGTTGAGACTGAATTTAAAAAAAGTTTTAATAAATTAATAAAGGTTATACTTAGATATTTAAATATTAATTCAGATATAAAGATACACCAGACGTATACAAGAAATATGATATCTAATGATTTAGAAAATGCACAAATAGCACAAATAAGTGTAGGTGTAATTCCTAAAAAGCTAATAATTAAAAATCATCCATGGGTTGAAAATCCAGAAGAAGCTTACAAGTTGATGGAGGAAGAAGAAACAGAATTATCCCTATGCAACGATAAAGCAAGTGATAAAGACATATAATTATAAATTATATGTCTTTATTTTGCTCTTTTTTATTATTTGAAGAGGGTAAAGAACAAAGATTACTATAGAAGGTTTATAAGAGGAAAGGATTAAATATGGATTGGTTAAAAGAAATTTTAAGTAAAGCAGAAGTGAAAGATAATAAATTACAAGTTGATGAGATTATCAAAAATGTAAATGTTGAAATTCCTAAATATTTTGTACCTAAATCAGATTATGAAAATGCAAACTTAAGGCTAGATGAAGCTAATACAACCATAAAATCATTGCAATGTAAAACAACTAAAGATGATATAGAAGCTTTAAAGAAAGAGCATAAAGTTCAGCTTAATAATCTAGAACTAAAATATAAAAAAGCAATGAATGAAAAAGAATTTAATTATGAGTTAGAGAAAGTTTTAAATAGTACTAATTGTAAAGATATTAAAGATATTAAGTCATTGCTTAGTATGGAAGGTATAAAATATAGAAATGGTCAATTTGAGGGTTTAGATGAGCAAATAAAAGATTTAAAGCAAAATAAATGTTATTTATTTAAAGATTCAAAGGATGATCAATATACACAAAATCCATATTATAAAATTGTAGGGAGTAGTGGAGTTCCTGCAAATGAAAACTCTATATCATCTCAAATTTCAGATGCAATAAATGGAAATATATAATCAATTTATAATAGAAAGGAAGTATAAAAATGGGTAATATGATAAAATATGCAACAATATTTCAAAATGAATTAGATAAAGCAGCAATACAATCAATGTTAACAGGATGGATGGATGTCAATTCAGGTAAAGTAAAATATAGTGGAGGTAAGGAAGTTAAGGTACCTCAGTTAAGTGTAGATGGGCTAGCAGATTACGATAGAGCTGGTGGGACAGGATTTAAAAAAGGAACTATAAATATTGAATATAAAACAAAAGAGATGACTCAAGATAGAGGAAGAAAATTTTCTATAGATGCTAATGATGTTGATGAAACAGGATTTGTATTAACGGCAGGAAATATAATGGGCGAATTCCAAAGAACTCAAGTGATTCCAGAGATAGATGCATACCGATTATCTGCATTGGCAACTACAGCTATGAAGGTAGATGGTGATAAAAATGTTGAGTATTCATATACGCCAACATCAAAAGATATAATACAAAAAATAAAAAACGGTATAAAGACAATAAGAAATAATGGGTATAATGGAGAATTAATAATTCATTTAACTTATGATGCTTTAACTGAGGTCGAAATAGCAGCTTTAGGAAAATTATCTTCAGTTACTTTTAGTCAAGGTGGGATAGATACTCAAGTGCCATCAATAGACAGATGTCCATTAATACCAACTCCACAAAATAGAATGTACTCTATGATTAAATTATACGATGGTGTAACTAGTGGAGAAGAAAAGGGTGGATATGTGAAAGCAGAAAATGGTATAGAATGTAACTTTTTAATAGTTCCTAGAGATATTCCTATAGCTGTAACTAAACAAGATATAATGAGAATATTTGATCCTCAAACTAATCAAGAAGCTAATGCTTGGGCAATGGATTATAGAAGATATCATGATATATGGGTTCTAGACAATAAAATTAATTCGGTTTATGCAAACTTTAAAGAAGCAAAACCAGCTAGTAAATAGGATATAAGTTTATGATTGGGAATATTAAAGATTTAATTAAAGCTAAACTTATTAACGTAGAACATGAAATACCGGATAATATAATAAATATGGCTATTGAAGAATCAATAGATATGATAAACACATATTGTAATTTAAATGAAGTAACTACTCAACTTAAATTTATATTAGCTAATATTTCAGTAGATATAATAGTTAATCAATATATAAAAAATGATGAAGTAGTTGAAAGCATCCAACAAGGGGATACAAAAATATCTTTTGTAAATTCAAAACGAATTCGTAGTACAGATGAGATATTAATAAAATATAAAAAGGAATTAAATAGATTTAGGAGATTAAAAAAATGAGACTAAGTCAATTATCTAAATATTTAGATATTATGTACACAGACAGGATGACTATAAGTAGATATATTGATGTCGAATTGGAAGATGGTAGTATTAAGGAAGTCCTTGATTATAAATCTAAACTAAAAGATATACCATGTAGAATCTCTACTATAAAAGAAGATGAACATAATTTAAGACAACAATATGAAAATAGAGAACTTGTTAAATTTAAAGTATTCTGTTCTATAGATACAGAAATATTTAAAGGAGATTTTATAACTTTGGAGAGAATTATAGATGGAAAATGTGTAGATATAATAAAAGCTATTGCAGGGAAACCAATTAAATACGACATAGATCAAGAATTTGTATTAATAGAAAATAAACAGGTATAAATGAGTTTTAATTATAGTGAATTTGAAGAATTTATAAATAAATTTAAAAAAATATCTATAGGATTTAATAAGTTTTTATTTGATTTTTTAACCCAAAATGCTATTGAAGCTTTAGAAAAAACGAAACAAAGGACTCCTGAAGATACAGGATTACTTAGAAAAAGCTGGGAAATAACCAAAGTTTCAAGAAAAGGAAATGAGTTAATAGTATATTTATATAATGATAAAGAATATGCATCTTACGTTGAGATGGGACATTCTACACCAAATGGTGATGGTTGGGTGGAGGGATATTATATGATGACTATATCTATAGAAGAAGTTGCAAGAAATATTCCTAAAAATTTTGAAAAAGAATTTGCTATGTTTATTAAAAGATGTGGAGTTGAATAAATCATGAAGATAGATTCAGGAACAATAATAAGTTTAATAACTAAAACATTAAAACAAAATTTTCCAGAATGTTCTATATATAAAGATAAGAAGATACAAGGTCTAAAAAAACCTTGTTTTTTTGTATTTAAACTAAATTCAGAACAAGTAAAATATAATAAAGATATATTTAAGCAGAGTTTGTTAATTAATATTAGATATATTAATGATCAAGGACGTACAGAATTTGAAGATGTAGACTTTAAAGTACAAGAGATTTTATCTTGCATAGATCAAGATAATTTTAAATTGGCTCCCAAAAACATAAAATCTGAAATAATAGATGATGCTTTGCAAATATTTATATCGTATAATATAAGAATTTTAAAAGAACAAGAAACCCAAAGTAAAATGGGTGGATTGAATATAAATGGAGGTGTTAAGTAATGGCAGGAGGAACTTTTATAAGCCAAAATAAAATAAGACCAGGAGCATACATTAATTTCAAAAGTATTTCTAAGCCTTCTGGTAAGGTTGGAATTAGAGGAATATCAACTATACCTATAGTTTTGGGATGGGGTCCAAATGATCAGTTGATAGAAATAAATAGTTCGGATTTATCAGATGGAAAAATATTAGATAAATTAGGCTACTATGGGTATGAAAATGAGATTGTTTCAATCAAAGAGGCATTAAAAAACAGTTATAAGTGTTTAGTATTTAGAGTCGATAGTAATGGACAGAAAGCAACTGCTACAATAGATTCTTTAAATATTGTTGCTAAATATCCAGGAACAGTTGGGAATAGATTATCTGTTAGTATAAAAGATGTAGAAAATGATAAATTTGAAGTGAAAACATTTTTAGATACTAAAGTTGTTGATGTACAATTAGCATCAAATATAGATGAACTTTTAGGCAACTGTTGGGTTGATTTCGCTGGAAGTGGAAAGTTAGTTGCCAATGCGGGTATAAAACTAACTTCAGGATCTAATGGAACAGAAAGTATTGAGAATTATTCTAGATATATAGATCTTATTAATAATAAATATTTTAATACTATGGGAGTTTACACAACTAATAAAGATGTTAAAGAGAAAATAACTACTTTTATTAAGCAGTCTAGAGAAGAAAAAGGTAAAAAGATACAGTGTGTAATAAATGATTTTTCAGAAGCAAATTATGAAGGTGTTATATCGGTAGATCAAGGTTATAAGACAAAAGATACAACTGTAGGAGTAAATGGATTTGTTGGGTACGTTACAGGGTTAACATCAGGGGCTTCATTAAATAAATCTAATACATATACAGTAATACCAGGAGCTGTTGAGATAATAAACCCTAAAACAGATGATGAAATAAAAGAAGGAATACGTAAAGGTAAATTTATTATTACTTTTAGACAAGATGAAAGTGTTGTTGTAGAAACTGATATAAATACATTTACTGATTTCTCATCAACTAAATCTAGAGACTTTTGTAAAAATAGAGTCATTAGAACTTTAGATGATATAAATAATAGTATAAAAAATATGTTTGAAAAAACTTATTTAGGAAAAATCAATAACAATGAAGATGGGAGAACATCCTTTAAATCAGATATTATTTCATATTTAAAAGAACTAAATAAATTAGGAGCTATAGAAGATTTTAAAAACGAAGATATATCAATTTCTGTAGGAAATGAAATAGATTCTGTATTAGTGGATATAGGTATAAAGCCTATTGATGCAATGGAAAAACTATATATGACAGTTTCAGTAGGATAGGAGGAATTTAAATGACATACTTAAAAGCTAATGATACCATTTGTGGGAAAGAGGGATTTGCACAAATAAATATAAACGGTGAGATACACAAGCTGTTTAACATAAAATCTCTTGAGGCAACTATGGAAAAAAATAAATCAGAAATACAGGTGATTGGAGCAAGAGCAACTCAACATAAAACAACTGGATGGAGTGGGTCTGGATCAATGACAGTACATTATGTAAGTTCATTATTTAGAAAGCTAGCGATTGAATATATAAAAACAGGTAAAGATATCTACTTCGATATGGTAATTACTAACAATGACCCAACTAGTGATGCTGGAAAACAGACAACTGCACTTTATAACTGTAATATAGATTCAACTATATTAGCTAAATTAGATATAGATGATGATTCATTAGAAGAAGATATGGATTTCACATTTGATGATGCAGAAATGTTAGAGGAATTTAAAGAATTAGCATATTTAAAATAGTATAGGAAATAAAAAAGGCTAACTTATAAGTTAGCTTTTTCATTACAAAATTTATTATAAAGGAAGAAGGAATATATATGTCAAAATTAATGGATTTTTTAGTAAGTAACCCAATAGATAATTTAACAGAGGAAGTTATAGTGTCAGATAGATTTACAGATGGTGATAAAATAATGAAATTTAAAATAAAAGCAGTTTCACCAGATGAGTTTTCAGATTTACAAAAGCAATGTACTAAGGTTGGAAAGAAAGGAAAAGTCAATTTTGATAGTAAGATGTTTAATGAACAACTTGTTATAAATTATACTGTAGAACCTAATTTTAGAAATTCAGAGTCAATAAAAAAAGCTGGATGTATGACTCCACAACAATTATTAAATAAAGTTTTATTAGCAGGAGAAGTTGCAACTCTAGTTGAAGAAATAAGTTCATTATCTGGTTTTGATAAAGATTTGGAGGGGCTTAGAGAAGAAGCAAAAAACTAATAAAAGAGGGAGATGGAGAAACTATGTATGCATATTATTGTCTACATAAGTTTCGTTGGCCACCAGGTCAATTTGCAAATCTCTCATTAAGTGAAAAAGCATTAGTAATTGAAATGATTGATGAAAGAATAAGAGAAGAGAAAAAGGAACAAGCAAGACTTAAAAAAAGGAGGTAAAAGTCTATGGCTACAATAAGTAATGCAATTATTATGCAAGATAAGATGACACCTGTTTTCAACAAAATAAATAGTGCTATGGAAAATACCTTAAAAGTCTTGCGAAAAGTAAATAGTTCTGTTGGGCAAGGTATCTCAGAAAAAGAATTTAAAAAAGCAGAAAATGCAATAAAACAAGCAGATAAGGCTTTAAATAAATATAAAAGTGATATAGAAAAAGCAAATCAGGCAAGTTTGAACTTAAGGAATCCTACTAATAAATCAGAAGGTTCAAATGAAGGGGAATCTGATAAAAAATCAAAAGATATTAAAGAACCAGGTTTTTTAAACCCATCTTCAATAGTTGGGTCAGCTCAAAAGGGAATAGAACTTGTTACTAAAGGAGCTGAATATTTAGATGAGCTCTCTTTGATGCAATCTAGGGTTAAGGTTATAAATGATGGAATGCAAACAACAAATGCTTTACAAGATAAAATATTAGCAAGTGCTAATAGAGCAGGGGCAAGTTATAAAGATACTACAGAAGCAGTAACAAAGCTTAGTATGACTGCAGGCAATCAGTTTAAAAATAATGATCAGGCTATATCTTTTGTTGAAACATTAAATAAAATGTTTGCTATTTCAGGTACTAGTGGTAAAGATGCTAGTTCTGCTATGGAACAAGTAACTAAAGCCATGGAAGATGGTAAATTAAAAGGTGATGATTTTAGTTCCATTTTACAAAAAGCACCAATATTGGCTAATGCTATTGCTAAATCCATGGGCAAATCAAAGGAAGAACTTAAAGATATATCATCAGAAGGAGGTATAACTGCTGATATAATTAAAAAAGCAATGAATGATGCGACAAAGGATGTAAATAAACAGTTTGATTCAATGCCAATGACATTTGCGCAGAAAATGACAATATTAAAGAATAACTTTATGAATGCAATGGAGCCAGTAGCTGCAAGGTTTAGCCAATGGCTTAACAGTTCAAATGCAACAACTTTTTTAAATGATATATCAGATGGCTTTGTGGTACTTGCAAATATGGGAGTAATGGCATTAGAAGGTATTGCAAATGCTGCATCATGGTTAAAAGAAAATTTTATTTTTATTGAACCTATATTAATTGCTTTATCAATGCTAATGCTAATCTTAAAAGTTCAATCTGTATTAGCAGCAATATCATCAGCAATAGCTTGGGCTATGGCCAATGTTCAATTATTAGTCATAGTAGGAGTAATTACATTAATAATTTTTGTGTTTAATCTTTTAGGTATAAATATAGCATCAGTTATAAGTACAGTAATTTCCTGGATCAGTGGATTAATTGATGTATTAATATATTTAATGCCAGTAATAATTTCTATAGGTGCAGCAATTATTGCATATTTTCTTATACCAATGTTAATTGCTGCTATACAAGCTATACCGGGAATGATTATTTCATTAGTTGGGTTAATGATGAGTTTATGGGAAACTATTCAAATTTTAGCTTTATATGCACTTGAATGGCTTGCAGCAAATTGGATTATGTTGTTAGTAGCTGTAGCTATAGGAATAGTTATATTTATTTTAATTCAATTAGGAGTTACTGCGGCGGATGTAGTAGGGTTTATTGTAGGTTTATTCTATGCTTTAGTAGCTATAATTGAAAATGCCGTTATTATTCCTCTATATAATAAATTTGCTATGTTTGCTAATTTTTTAAATAATTTATTTATTGATCCTATCGGTGCTATACAAATGCTATTTTTAGATATGGCTACTTATATAGTAGATAAAGTTAGATGGGTAGCTCAATCATTACAAGACTTAGTAAATATGATTCCTGGTGTTGAAGTAAATATAGTTGGGAATTTAGATAATATTAAATCAGCGATAGAATCTGCTAAATCAGATGTTAAATCCAAGCGTGGAGTTAAAGAAACAAAGTTTAAAAAATATGAAAATATTGGAGAGTCATTTAATAAAGGGTTTAATAAAGGTCATGATTTTGCAAGTTCACTTGGTAGTAAAGGAAGTATATTTGGAAATCTATTAAGTATGTTTAAAATGCCTAAATTACCAGATGGAATTGGTATGGATAAAGGGATGGGAATGCCTAATTTCTCAAATAATCCAATGACAAATGGATCTAATGGAAAAGGAAAAGGACCAGGATCCGGAGTTGGCGGAGCTGGAAAAATGCCTGCAGGTTTATCTGATAAAATTAACGGTGGAAAACTAGATAAAATAGGAAAAATAGAAGATGATGTAAAAATAACTGATGAAGATATTAAGATGTTAAAGGATATATCAAAAGCTGAATTTATTAATAAATATACTACATTAAGACCTAATATGAAGGTTGAATTTACAGGGCCTGTAACAGAAACAGCTGATATAAATAAAATTTTATCTGCAATAGAAGATATGACGGAAGAAGCTCTATCTAATACAATAGTAGAGGGGGTATATGCTTAGTGTCTGTAGGGGTTTTTATGGAGTATAGGGGATTGGTGATTCAATTCCCTATAAATCCAGAAGAATTAAAAGTTAAAATTGAAGGATCTAATGAAACAAAAGAGGTTGTAAAGCTTGGAGAAATTAATATTGCAAAAGATAAAAAGTTATCTACTATAGAATTTGAAAGTTTTTTACCTAAAGATAATATATATCCATTTATAAGGACTAAAAATCAATTTCAAGAACCAAAATATTATATTGATTTTATAGAACAAGTAAGGGGAGATAAAAAGCCTATAAGATTTATAGTAAGTGATACAGATATAAACCTTATGGTTTTAATTGAAAGCTTTGAATATGGATATAAATATGGTTCTAATGATGTCAATTTTACGATTAGCATAAAGGAATATAGAGAAGTAAAAGTAAAAGAGGTCAAAATTTCAGATTATGAAAGTAAAAGACCAAACAGAAATACTAACAATAATAGGAATAATGCATCTGGAAATATAACTATAGGGTGTACTGTCATAGTTAATGGAAGATTACATAGAGATAGTTGGGGCAAAGGACCAGGAATGACCCTTAGAAACTATAGAGGTAAGATAAATTTCATAAAAAGGGATGGTCGTAAGTATCCATACCATGTAACTGATATGAATGGTGGATGGATGGGATGGGTAACGAAAGAGTCTGTTAAGGTGATATAAATGAATATAGAGATGATTGTACAAAACGCTAATACAGGAAAAGCATACGATGTATCAGATTTAATATCTGATATAGAGCTAAATCAAGAAATTCAAGATAATCCTGGAAAGCTTACTTTTACTTTGCAAGATGTATTAAATGAAGACTATATGAGTGAAGGAAGTCCGATATCCTTGAAAATTAATAATGAGAAAATATTTTTTGGATTTATTTTCAAACTTGGAAAGAGCGAAAATAAAGAAATAAAGATAACTGCATATGATCAATTAAGATATTTAAAATATAAAGATACTTATGTGTTTAAAAACCTTACTTGTAGTCAAATTTTTAGTAAAATCTGTATGGATTATAATATAAATTTTAAAATAAAGCATAGTAGTAATCATACTTTACCTGCAAAAATTGAAGATAATAAAAATCTTGGCGATATTATTCAATATGCCTTTGATAAGACATTAATAGATACAGGTGAATGGTTTTTTATTAGAGATAACTTTGGAACTTTAGAGCATCTAAATGTATGGGAAGAGAAAACTAACTTAGCTATAGGAGATGAAAGCTTATTAAATAGTTATGATTATGAGTCAAGTATAGATGATGAAACATACAACCAAGTAAAACTTATTAAAGAAAATAAAGAAACAAAAAAAAGAGAAGTATATATTGTTAAGGATAGTCAAAATATCAAAAAATGGGGTATTTTGCAATATTTCGATAAAGTTGATGAAAAAATGAATGAAGCTCAAATTAAAGAAAGAGCAGAGATGTTATTAAAACACTACAATAAGCCTAAAAAGTCTCTAAAGATTGAATGTTTGGGAGACTTTAGAGTAAAGGCAGGATGTGGTGTTGTTTTAGTTATAGAGGATTTAAAAAATGATGTTCCATTTAACAAATATGCTATTGTCTTAAACGTTTCACATAAAATAAAAAATAATGAGCATACAATGAGTTTAGAAGTTGAGGTGATATAAATGGCAGGAGAAAAATTTGTAAGATTAATTAAACAAGGGGCAAGGCATGCTATTCCAGAAAATACGTTAACAGACCTTGTTCCAGGAGAAGTAACCAATGAATCGCCATTAACTGTTTTAGTAGAAAATAGATTTAAGATTGATCAAGATTTTTTAGTATTATCTCCATTTTGTAGAGAGTTTAAAGATAAAAATGGGTCAGTTTTATTTGAAAACCTAAAAATAGGGGAAAAAGTGCTTCTATTAAGAGTTTCAAATGGACAACAGTTTTATGTATTAGATAGAGGAGAATTGAAAAAATGATACCAAATTTTAAATTTATTGTTAGTGAAATAGAAGATAATTTTCAAAGTAGTAAAACATATAAAATTGATAATTTTAATAGAAGAATAATAACTAAAATTGATGAATTAGATGCAGTAAAACAATCGGTATTTAAAATATTACAAACTGAAAGATTTGAAAACATAATTTATGATGATAATTATGGAGTTGAACTTATGGGATATATAGGAAAGCCTAAAGAATTTGTTAAATCAGATATAGAAAGATCAATAAAAGAAGCACTTTTAATTGATGAACGAATTCTAGGGATAGAAAACTTTAAAATTATTAATGAAAATAAAGATATATTAGAAATAGAATTTAAAGTAAATTCTATTTTTGGGAATATACATTTTGAAAGTGCGGTGACTATATGAGTTTAGGACAATATTTAGAAAAATATACCTTTGAGAATCTTATAAATAAAGCTTTAGAGATAGTTCCAGAAGATATTGATAAACGTCAAGGATCTGTAATTTATGATGCATTAGCTCCAGCATGTTATCAATTAGCAGAAATGTATATGGAATTAAGACAAGTTTTATTAAATTCCTTTGTTACAACCAGTTATGGGGAATATTTAGACAATAAGGTAATAGAACAGGGTCTAAGTAGATATAAAGCCACATATGCTAAGAAAAAAGCTATATGTGTATTTCAAGACGGAACACCTGCCACCGTTCAAGTAGGAAGCAGATTTTCTACTATTAATGAAGAAATACCTTTAACATACAAGGTTATTGATGTATTTAAAAATGAAAAAAATCAAATTGTTCCAGGTGAATATATTTTACAATGTGAGACGATTGGAACCTTAGGAAACGGATATATAGGCGATTTACTACCTATCACTCATATAAATAATCTTAAATCATGCAAATTAACTACTCTTTTAGTACCTGCAAGAGACGAAGAAACGGATGAAGAGTTGAAGAATAGATTTATATTAGAAGTCAATCAAAGACCATTTGGCGGAAATATAGCTCAATATGATGAGGAAATACGTAAGATTGATGGGATTGGAGAAGTTCAAATATATCCAACATGGAAAGGTGGAGGAACTGTTAAATGTAGTATTGTTGATACTGAATTTAATGCAGTTTCAAGTGATTTAATACAGAAAGTTAAAAATATAATAGACCCTGCAGAAAAGGAAGGGATAGGATTAGGATTAGCGCCTATTGGACATGTAGTAACAATAACAACTCCTCAAATAGTAGAAGTCACTGTAGAAGCTAAAATACATTTAATTACAGGCTATGTAATAGATCAAGTTAAAGAAACAATTAAAAAGTCTATAAATGAGTATCTTAAAAGTTTAAGAAAAAACTGGGGGATTGCAGATGATATGAATAGATATGAGTTATCTATTTATATATCTCAAATAACTATGTCTATTTTAAAGGTTGTTGGAGTAGCCAATGTAACAGATATAAAGATAAATGGTCAATCAAATGATTTAAACCTAATTCAAACTGGAGAATTACAACAAATACCTCAATTGAAAGAAGTTAATTTATTATGATAAATATAAAAAACTATTTTCCAACTTTATATAATAACATACTCGAAATAGATACATTAGTTAAAATTGAAAATGATTTATTTGAAAATCTAAATACTGAATTTGAAAAAGCTATAAAAAATGAATATGTTATAACTGCAGATAAAGAAACTATAAAAAAATATGAAATTCTATTACGAATAAATGATGGAGACAATAAGGAACTAAGTTTTAGAAGACAGAGGATATTAAATAGATTAGCTATGAATATGCCTTTCACTTTAAGAGCTTTAAAACAGAAATTAGATGAGTTAATAGGTAAAGGAAACTATAATATTTTTGTTGATCCTGGTAAATTTACTCTTTATATTGAGTCAAAAATATTAAATCAAACCTGGTTTAATGAAACTTACATAACAATAAATAAAATGAAACCAGCTAATATTGTATTTATAAATAAACCCTTTATTGATGAAAAAATACTAGCAAATGAAGAATTAATGCTAGCACAAAGGGAGTATAACTATAGATTAGGTTCAACCTGGAGGTTGGGAACTTTGCCGTTTAAATCTCTACATGAGAAAGGAGCTATAAAGTTGAAACAAAATAACTCTATACAAAAGTATTTTTTAGATGAGCTAAAAGGCTTTGCATTAAGTAAAATTGGTTATGTAAAGTTAAACAATGTAAAAGTTATAAATGAATTTATAACAAAAGATATTGTAAATGAAAAATTAACTTTAGAATATGCAGTTTTGCATAGTTTTGGCCTAGATGAAATAACAAAAGTTGATGTTTATACATCTGATAATAAATTACTAACTTCTATAGATCTATATGTTCCAATAATAGAAGATATAGAACTTAAACACGTAATAAATATCGAGGAAGGGGTTAATTAATGGGTACTTATAAAACAAATTGGAAGCTTACAGAAACAGTAATGCCAGAAGATTTTAATAGAATTGAAGAAAATATAAAAGAAAATAATAAAAAACATGATGATTTTAAAACTGAATATGATAAAACTTTAAAAGAGCAAAATAAAAAAATTGATTCTAAATCAGAAAAATCAGATGTAGTGTTAAAAACCCCTAAAAGATTACTGGTTACAACGGATTTAAATACTGTGGTGGAAGGAGGTAACTATATAGTTGAACAAAACACTCCGAATTCTCCTGTAGGTTACGGTAGGTTAGTAGTGTACCAATGGGATTCTCCTTCTAAATGGATTACTCAGGTATTTTATTCGGATGTTACAAATGAGGTATATACTAGATGTTCAACAAATATCGAAGCTACTTCATGGACACCTTGGAAAAAACTTATTTCTACAAGTGAAGCAGATAACAAATACTTAAGTAAAAATTTAGGTATTGTGTCTGACTTCAACAATTGTAAAACACCAGGTATTTATACTATAACTGGTGTAGATATACCAAACGCACCTTTTGGTGGGAGTATGTATGGGACACTAGAGGTAATACCTAGAGGTAATGATTTAATACAAAGAGTTTCAACAAGCAGTGGAGCAATGTTTTTTAGATACTATGCAAGTGATGGCTATAATATGGGATTTAGAGGATGGAATAAAGTATATACTGATTCTACTGCACCTAAATGGACTGAAATAAGAGAAAAACCTAACTTATTCACACAATCTCAATCAGATGATAGATATTTCAGAACTTATATTGAAGAAGTTTCAGACTTTAACACTTGTTTACATGAAGGTAAGTACATAGTTTCTAGTTCTAAAGCCTTACTTAATTCTCCTATATCATCAGATGTCTATGGTGAATTATTAGTATTAACTAGAGGGGATTCGGGAGAATTACATCAAATTTATTTTGATTATAGGACAAAAATATTTACAAGATTTAAAAGTAATGGTAGTGGTTGGAGTGCTTGGGCACAAACTTATTCAACAACAAATAAACCTAATTGGAATGATGTTGTAAATAAACCCGATTTAGATAGTAAATATTTCTTAAACTATAGGGATTCTGTGACAGACTTTAATAATTGTAAATCACCAGGAAACTACTATGTAAGTAAGGCCAATATACTTAATGCCCCTTATGCTTCAACAAATCCATTATATGGTACTTTAATGGTTTCAAAAACTTTTGATGATTGTACACAAGTTTTTGTTGATAGGTTTGCAAATATCTGTACTAGATATTATAACAATGCTAATAAAACTTGGACTAATTGGGTTAAAACTATTAATAGTAATGAAATAGGAACACCTAGTTATTCAGAAGAGTTAAGTACTAATAGTTCTAATATTATTGAAGTTGGTAAAGGTGAAGTTTTTTTTGGTGACGGGTATAGAGCTAAAGATTATAGAAGTTCAATGAAACGTGGAATGGTAACAATAGATAATGTAATAGGTCGTACAGGTTCAAAAAACCGTAAACTATGGAATGTCAGTTTAGATAACATAGTATCGTATGACCCTTCAACAGAGGTTAACATATTTACTAAACAACCAAAGAATGTTTTAAATTGTTCTCATACATTGGATAATTCATTACAGAAACTAACTGTTAGAAGTACAGATACTTCTTATGGATATGTACAGTTTGAATTAAATGTAAAATCAAATACAACTTATATGCTTGTAACAGATTTTATAGAAGATGATGGAAATGCATTTGTGGCAGTTGCCACTACCCCAGACGGAGATAGTACTACTGTATTATCAGATATAACATATCTAAGAAATAATAGTGACATATTTACTACGTTTAGTGATACACACAAAGTGTATATTAGATTCTACGCTAATGTAAATAATCCACTTTCTGGACTAGATGTAACATACAAAAACGCAAAATTGGTTGAGGCTAAAGACTATGTTCAAAACAGTGGTATTAAACTAAGAGGCCTGCCTAATGGGACACATGATGAATTAGTAAATGGTAAAAAAGTTACTAGAATAAAAAGTTACACTTTAAATGGTTCAGAAAATTGGGAGTTAATAGATCAAAAAAAACCTAACACTAATGCTTTTGCTTGTAAATTACCTGATTCTATTAATACCCCAGATAAAAGACAAATTTGTCTTAATACAAGTGCTTATGAAGCCGTATCAGATGACACTTTATACAACAATGATAAAATATGTTTAGCTATAGGTGGTATAAACGGGCAACTTGTATTTAGAGTTGGTAAATGGTGTACTACTGCAGAGCAACTTGTAGACCATTTAGCTAACAAAGAAACAGATATAACTATAGAATATGAAATAACTAAAAGAACTATGGAAAAAGAGTCTAAAAATTGTGAAGTAAATACCAGCCTTTTATGTGAAAGTGGTGACAAAATATTAATAGGGTCACCTATGATAATTACAGAAAGTACTCATAGAGTACCATTAAATATTAAAGCACAAATGGATAACTTACAGGATAATGTTGCTAAATCTAAAAGAAGTATTTGGAGTAAACTCAAAGACCTTTTAAATGTTGAGTATGAAAGTACTGAAAATTATGGTTATATAAAATTCCCGAAAGTTTTTGGGGGATTTATATTCCAATGGGGTTGGGTAGAAATGGGAACATCAAATTATAACTTTTTGATAAAAGATACATTCTATCCTATTAATTTTCCTGTGACATGTTATTATACAGGAATTGGTTATATAAGAAGTAATAATGCTTGGCAAGACCTAAGTGGTAATGCCGCAGGTACTGGAGAAAATGGAGCTACAGGTATAAGATTACACGTGCGAAATACAACAGGTAATCAATTAACAGGAAGTATTTCTGCTAGTTGGTTTGCAATAGGAAAATAGGAGGAAAATATATGTGCAAATTAGTTTACAATGAAGATTTAATATGTGAAGGATTCTATAAAGAGAGTATACATAAAATTATTCCTTCCTCACATATAAACATTGACCCAGAACTAAAAGCGTATTTAATTCAATTAGGTTCTTGTAAAATCAAAAAAGATTCCAATTTACAAAAACCATTATATACTTATAGTGATATAGAAATGTTTGAAAAAGTAATAATTGACTATGAAAAACCAGAAGCCACACACAGTGAAATAGTGGAAGAACAAAACGCACAACTTTTAATTGATAACGCTAGTAAAGATTCTCAAATTGCCGATTTAATAGAAGGGCAAGCAAACGCACTTTTAGATTCGGCATCGAAGGATTTTAAAATAGAAAAATTAAATAAAACAGTTAGTGAATTAGTACTAACAATAGCACAAGGAGGTAAATAGATTATGAATTACTACTCATTAGTAAAAAGATACTACAACTACATTAAATTTGACGGGACTAGAATGTATTCTAAAAAACAAGTTGCAAAATTCGTTGAATATGGCAAAATAACTAAGAAACAGTATACAGAAATAACAAATGAAGATTATAGTAAAGACGCTGACTATTCACAAATACAAAATAAATTATAAATGAAGTGTAAATATAGAAAAGACTATAAAAAGTAGTTCTATTTTTATGGAATGTTTAGGAGGAAATATGAATGATGAAGTAAAGGACCATATGATTGAAACACATGAGAAACGGATAAACAATCATTCTGAGAGATTAGATAAATTAGAACAAAGTGATGTAAAAAGAGATATACAGATAGATAACTTATGTAAGAGTATAGAAGGACTTATAAATACCCTAAAATGGGGGTTAGGATTTATTTTTAGTGGCTTTGTAGGATTATTTTTCTATGCAATACAAAATCATTTGTTTAAATAAAAGGAGATAAGTTAAATGGAAACAATAATTAAATTTATACCTGAGAAGCTACTAATATTAGTAGCTTCTCTTTATGTTATAGGTATGTTTTTAAAGAAAACACCTAAGATAAAAGATTGGAGTATACCGTGGATTTTACTAGTTCTAGGTATTAGTTTTAGTATACCTATAATGGGATTTAATGCTACAAGTATTTTACAAGGCATAATATGTAGTTTTGGAGCTATCGCCACAAATCAACTTGTAAAACAAACTGTAAATAAATAATAAATTAAATGCTTATTGAAAAGGTAATAAATAGGACTGAGACAGTTCTTTTTTTGTTATCTTTTAAAATATATACAATAAAAAAATAATTAGGAGGAATTAATTATGAAAAAAAATATGACAGATCCAGGACATGGAGGATATGATTCTGGAGCACCAGGAGTACATGGATGCTTAGAAAAGGATATAGTATTAGATGTATCTAATAGAGTAGCTAAGTACTTAAAAAATCAAAATATAGAAAATTTAAATACTCGAACTACAGATGTATTTGTGACGTTAAATGATAGAACTAATGAAGCTAATAAATTAGGGGTAAACTCATTTGTATCAATACACTGTAACAGCTCTGACAATCCAAGTGCTCAAGGGGTAGAAACTTATTGCTATAAATTTGCATATAGAGCTTTAGCAGACACTATACACTCAGAGTTAATACAAGAAGGTCTTTACACTAAAAATAGAGGTGTAAAGGAAGGTAACCTACACGTAGTTAGAGAGACTAAGATGGATGCTTGTTTAGTTGAGTTAGGATTCATAACTAATGAGGAAGACTATAATTTAATAATGAACAATAAAGATAAATTTGCTAAAGCTATAGCAAAAGGAATTTGTAAATTTAATTCAGTTGAATGGAAAGAAACTGGAATTGTAGACGAAGGATTTACAAATGGAGATTACTCAGGAAGAAAGGCTAGAGTAATTGCAGATGTTTTAAATGTTAGATGGGATAGAGGTACAGAGTATGAGGTAATAGGACAAGTTAAATATGGAGATATAGTGAATTTACAGTATTGTTTAAATGGATGGGTAAGTATAGAAGGGTTTAACGGTAATAAGGGTCTAGGATATGTTAGCTCTAAGTATCTTGAATTAGTATAAACTTAGTAAAAATTTTACTATAAAATATTGTTTTAAATTAAATTTTGATTAGATACTAATTTTCATGATAAAAACAGAAATAAGATACCCTAAAACTTTATCTTATTTCTGTTTTTTTATAGTATTAATGAAAATTTTATCTTAATATTTCTAAAATACTATTCTAAAAATTAACTGTTATCATAAAACTGATTATTGAATATCGGTTCTGACATTTACTTTACCATTTTGAGTATCAGTTCCTATAGTTAGACCATTTTTTTTCATAACATACTCTAATGTCATTTCAGGAACCCCACCTTTTCTACCACCTAAAACCTCTTTACCTTTTAAATCCTCAAAAGAAAAACTATCAGTATTTTCACGAGCAACTAAAAAGCTTCCATCTTTTTGAGTTAATTGCGCAAAATTTACTGCATAATTTGAATTCCCTTTATTATATACATAAATAGATGCTTCTGGTCCCATAAGTCCTATATCTGCTTCTCCAGAAAGAAGTGCAGCCATTGTTTTATCTGCTCCCTGAGTATTTATAAGGTCTAACTCAATGCCCTCTTCCTCAAAAAAACCTTGAGTTATAGCTGCATATTGTGGAGCATAAAATACTGAATGGGTTACCTCTGCAACAGTTAGCTTATTTAAATTTTTAGATTTAATACTTTGAGATTTAGGAGTACATCCAATGAGAAGCAAAGATAGGCTAGTAATTAAAGTTATTAATATTATTAATTTTTTTAGCAAAAAATCACCCCTTAAAATTAAAGATAATGTATATTATTAAAAAATAAATTGATTGGTGATAAAACCATTTTAGATATTTGTAAAAATACTATAGTTATCAGGAAAATGTTTGCTTAGTGTTGGTTTTGGGTATAAAAAATATAAAATAAAATTTAATATAACTTTAGGGAGGGGAAATTATGAATTACAAATATCTTATATCCAATAAAAGGTCAGTAAGGAAATTTAAAAATCAAGAAATAAAAAAATCAGATTTCAGAATAATAGAAGAATATATAAATATGTCTAAAAAACTTGTACCAGAAATAAGTACTGAAGTTAAAGTTTTTAATAAAGATAAATTATATCCAAAACTTGATAAAATAGCAGGATATAATGGACATATGATAGAAGCACCAAACTATGTAATCATTTTATCTGATACAGATAAAGGATACATAGAAAATTCAGGATATATAGGAGAAAACTTAACTCTAAAGGCCATGGACTTAGGAATCGACTCATGTTGGGTTACCTTTAAAGAGAGTTCGCTTATAAAAGAAAAGCTTGAAATTTTATCAGATAAGGAAGTTACAGCAATTATTGCACTAGGTTATGGAGATACTGTAAAAACTAAATCAGCTACTGGTGATTCATCTAGATTAGGTGTAGAAAAGATAGTTTATATAGATAAATGGGGAGAAAATGCAACCATAGAATTATTAGAAGAAAGAGGATTATTAGATGCATTTAGTTTTGCTAGAATGGCACCATCTACATTAAATAGACAACCTTGGAGATTTATAATTGATGGAGGCAAAGTGATTCTTGCAGTGAGAAAAGATGAATTTGCAAGTGAGTATGAAGGTAAAGTTGATGTAGGGATAGTTATGCTATACTTTTCATTAATAATTGATACAACTATGTTTGATTTAAAATGGACTCTAGAAAACGGCAATAGAAATTATGACGTACCAACAGATTATGAAATAATAGGATATTGTAATATATAAAAAATAACTGAGCTCAAGCCTGTTTATAACAAACTTGAACTCAGTTATTTTGTTTTTATATTAAATTTTATCTTTTACTTTTATAAATTTTTTCTGCTATATTTAAAACTTGATACATAATTAAAGCACAAAGGGCTAACACTATTACTCCCATCATTACTAAATCTAATTTAAAAACTTGGCCACCATAAACTATTAAGTACCCAAGACCATATCTAGATACTAAGAATTCACCTACTATTACGCCAACCCAAGCCATACCTATATTAATTTTAGTTAAATTTATTAAATTTCCTATGTTAGAAGGAAATATTAATTTTGTAAGAATTTGAAGTTTTGATGCTCCAAAGCTTTTAAGCATTTTGACTTTTTCCTCATCAACACTTATAAAATAATTATAGGCGGATAATATAGTAACAACAACAGATATAGTAATAGCTATAACTATTATTCCATTTACACCAGCTCCAGCCCAAACTATTAAAATTGGTGCTAATGCTGTTTTAGGAAGTGCATTTAGTACAACCAAAAATGGATCAAGTATTTTAGACAATCTTTCTGACCACCAAAGCATTATAGCTACTAATATTCCAAGAATTGTACCAACTGCTAATCCAACTATTGTCTCATAGCTAGATATTAATATATGCTTAAATAATTCTCCATTTTGAATATATTTTATAAAAAGATTGTAAATATCACTAGGTTTGCTAAATAGAAATACATCTATTATATTAAGTCTAGCAAGTAATTCCCAAAGAGCTATAAATCCAACCAATATAAATATTTGATAAAAAAAGATTAGATTCTTTTCTTTTTTTAGCGATTTTAAATATTGTTTATGACCTTGTGATACATTATTTTGTTTCACTAGAATCAATCTCCTTCCACAAGATATTAAAATAGTCTTTAAAATTTTCAGCACTTCTTGATATTATAGGAGTTCTAGTTTCTGATATTTTTAAATCTATATTATAGATACTTTTTATAGATGCAGGACGTTTGGATAAAACTGCGACCTTATCTGACATAGAAATAGCTTCAGATAAATGTATTAAAGTTCCTATTTACCTGAAGCTATAGTATTGCTTGGATTGATACCTATTAGGTTTACCTTTATTGTGTCTGTATCAGAGTCCCATGTCATATAATCTACTACTGTAGATAGTAACAGTCTCTTCTTATTAATATCAGAGGTATCAATTTCTTTATTGAATTTATTTAAATTATCTATAAGCATATTTATATTAATATCAACTTGCTTATTTTCCATAGACATAGTATTTAAAGATTCTAATTGTGATTTTAAATTAGATAAGTCATTATTTAAAGATTCTAATTTATTGATTATAAAAGTAGATGCAGAGCTTTCGGTAACCTTGGCTAATTGCATAACTAAATTATCAATGTATGTTTCTTTTTCTTTAATTTGATTATTTATTGAGTTTATCTCAGTTTTTATATTTTTACTATTCTTAGAGTTTTCTAACTTGCTATCTTTATAACTTGACATTATAGATTTAATACTTTTATTTTTTAATTCATCTATAACTTTAGATTCAGCCTTATCAGATCTGATATTTCTACAATCACAAGCTGATACTCCTAAAGATTTCTTTGTTCCACATATGTAATAATAGATAGTACCACTTTTAGAGTTTTTATAAGTAATTCTCATATTAGAGCCACACTTAGAACATTTTAAAAGACCTGATAATAATGCCTTAGCCCCAGTTCCAGCTCTAGGAGCTTTAGCTTTATTTGCATTAAGTAGCCTTTGTGCTTCAATCCATTTATCCGAATCTATGACACCTTTATGTTTAGCAACAGCAGCTATAGGACTATCTGTATTTTTAGCATAAGTTAGGATACCATGTATATTGTCTATATCTCCCATAACATCTATATTAGACTTTCTTAGATAATCAACTACACTTTTATCAGCTTTAACATATGCTGGATTTTTTAGGATTAAAGATAAGGCACTAGGATCAAGATTACCTCCACGAGTTCCTTTAATTCCATTCTCATACATATATTTATATAGTTTTGAAAGTGATCTAAGTTCTAAATATTTATCAAATATCAATTTAACAGTTTCTATTGTGTCTTCATCAACTTTAAGTTTATACATTTTTCTTTGGTTCATATTTTCATCATAGTAGTTAATTTGAGTACTAATAAAACCATATGGAGGCATACCTCCTAGCCATCTTCCTGTTCTAGCTAACTCATACATATTATCTCTAACACGTTCAGCTATAGTTTCTCGTTCTAACTGAGCAAATACAGATGATATATACATCATAGCACGTCCCATAGGAGTACTAGTATCAAATTGTTCTTTAATTGATACAAAAGATATATTAAGCTTATTTAGATCTTCTATAAGAGTAGAGAAGTCAGAAACATTACGGGATATTCTATCTAATCTATAACATATTAAATAATCAAATTTTTTATCTTTAGCATCTTTAAGCATTTCTTTAAACTTTGGTCTATCCATAGATTTACCAGAGAACCCTTCATCTTCATATACTAAAAATTCATTTATCTCTAGGTTCTTAGCATAGTCCATACAAAGTTGTATTTGGTTTTCTATAGATTCACCTTTTCCAGTAAATTTTGACTTTCTTGAATATATTGCGGCAATCATAAGATTCACCTCCTTCTTATTATAGTACAACAATATAGTAAAAATGTGGTAAACTTATTAAAGTTGAATGATTAAAATAAAATTTTTGATTATAAATTATTATTTAAAAATGATAAGTATAATTTACGGTGGGGGTAGTTATGAAAAAAACATGTATAGTATTGTTAATATTACTTATTATAGATATAAGTATAATTATAATCTCTTTTACGGCATATACGAATGAAGAGAAAGAACCATTATTAGTTAAAGATATTCCAAATACACAAAGCCAACTAGTAGTTAATTCTACAGAAACTCCTTATGGAGTAGAAATTTCTATTAAGTCAGATTCAGGATCAAAAAAACTTGTAGAGCATCCTATAAGTCAAGACTTAAGAAATATTGTAAAAGGAGATATTGAATTTAAATGGCAAGGTGAAATAGGTATACTTTGCGTACATGGAGAAACTGAGACTGCTGAGTTTAAAATATATAAAAATAAAGAAACAAATGTATTTGAATATGAGCTTAAGACCTATAATGGGAGTGAAAATATTTAATATAAAAAATGCTGATATATTTTATGTATCGGCATTTTTTTATATTAAATATTAATTAGGTATTTTATTTTTCGAAGCTTATGATTTTCTACTTTAATATATTATATAATAATAAAAGTAAAATTATGGTAAAATAGTTAGTCATATACTTAAAATATAAGTTTATGTTAGTAATTATTATTTAACAAAATTAATGGACTTACAAATTAAGGAGAAGATATATGAAAAAATTATTGATATCAATATTTATTATAGTAGCATGTATAATGCTATTTCCGATTATATTAAATAAATTTGGAAAAGTGCTACTAGTTGAAGATATTCCTAATACAGATTATCAATTAGAAGTTAAATCTATGGAACTTCCTATTGGGATAGTAATTAATATTAAGTCAAATTCATATAGAGAAGAGCTTATAAAATACCCAATAAGTCAGGAGTTGAGAAATATCGTTAAGGATGATCTTGAATTTAAATGGCAAGGTGAAACAGGAATACTTCGTGTACATGGACAAGTTATGATTGCTGAATTTAAAATACACGAAAATAAAGAGACACATGCATTTGACTATGAGGTTAAGACATATAAAAATAATTAACAATCAATCTGATTTTGTTTTAAAGCGATGTTAATAGACAACTCTAATATAAGTGGACAGGTATAAACTGTCCACTTTATTTTTAGTTCACATAAATTTAAGATAGTATAGAAGTACTAATTACAATTTAAATTAGTAAACTAATAAATAAATTCAGTAGGAACACAAAAGTATTTATTTAATTCATAAATTGTAATTAGATTATTTACTTCCATAATACCGATAAGCATATTATCATCTGTCAATAACTCTGTTGTAAATTTAGTTGCTTCATTTTCATATCTATCTGTAACTGAGAATGTATAAGCTTTAAAAAACAAACATTAAGATCTTTATGTAAAATAATACACTTAATCTCATGCTCGTTTAAATTCTAATTTAAACGAACATGAGATTAAGTGTATTTTGAAAGAAGCCTTTAATATTGCCTAAAGGCTCGTGAAGAATAGGGATGTTTAAGTAGTCACATAACTCAAATGGATTTCTTGTTTTAAACTTAGTTACTAAATTATTTACTGTATTTTTAATGCTACTCAAATTTAACACCCCCTTATTTCTTAGACTTTTGCATTGTTTTAGCTAATTCAATTCCATTTCTAATTGCATTTCTTAAAAGAACAAGATCGTTATCATCAACTATTTGACCATTGAGCATAAGACCTTTTTGATCCAATATTTGAGACATAGTTTCTTCTAATAATTCTTCCACATCTTTTTCGTTTTCATTTATATTTACTGGCTTTTTATTACATATTTGTTTTGTATCCACTCTACCAATCAAGTAGTCAACGGAAACATCAAAGTATTCTGCTAAAGCAGACAAAATTTCTGGGGGAGGGGTCCTCTTACCTTGTTCATAAAATCCGTATGCACTCGTAGTTATATTAAGATAATTTGCAATATCTTTTTGCATAACATTTTTCTCATTTCTTAATAATTTTAGACGGTTGGATAAATTTATATTAACTGTATCATTAGAATTAATCTTTCCTAGCATAGTTAAAAGATCATCTAATGACAACTCTATAGCATAACTAAGTTTTTCTAAAGCATCTAAAGTTGGTTCTACAGGCTTTTGACTTCTAGGATCAACACCTTTTTCCAATTTATCTATATAAGTATGACTAAGTCCGCACTTTTTAGAAAATTCTCTAAGAGATAAGTCATTATCAAGTCTATATTTTTTTATTATATCTCCTAAGCTTTGCATTATATCACTCCTTTATTAAGTATTTAGTTAAATTATATCAAAAAAATGTTAACAATAGTTTACAAAAAACAAATAAAGTTGTAAAACATAGTTGACAGATAAAGTGAGATAATGTAAACTATGATTAACGATATGAATAAGGAGGATGATTAATATTAGAAACAATTTATTTCATATTAGAAAAGAATTAAAAATATCTCAAGCAAATTTAGCCAAAAAAGTAGGTATATCAAGAACATATCTATCTAAAATAGAAAATGGACATTCTAATCCATCTACAGAAATTACGTATAGAATAGCTAATGAACTAAATAAAAGTATAGAGGATATATTTTTTAAGAATTTTGTAAACCATAATTAACAAAGAGGTGTTGATATGAAGATACTAGATAAAAGAGAAATCTTAGGACAACATGTAACTACATTTGGAAGTTTAGAAAACCCATTATTTTTAGCAAAAGATGTAGCTGAATGGATAGGACATAGTAGAGCATCTGAAATGTTAAAGAGTATAGATGAAGATGAAAAGCTGATGCAAACAATCCTTGCATCAGGTCAGGCGAGAGAAATGTGGTTTTTAACAGAAGATGGACTTTATGAAGTTTTAATGCAAAGTAGAAAACCTATCGCTAAGAAGTTAAAAAAGGAAATTAAGAAAATATTAAAACAGATACGACTTACTGGTGGGTATATCCCAATATCCACCGAAGATGATGAAAAAGTAATCTTAGAAAAAGCAGTAAATATATTAAATAAAACTCTAGAAAGCAAAGAGGTCCTTTTAAAGCAAAAAGAAGAAGAATTAGAGGTTTTAAGATTGAGAAATTATATTAAAACAATTGTAATAGCAGAACAAAGAGAAGAACTTGAAAAATCAAAAGTTACTGTAAAAGTGGATTTGGAAGTTAGTAAATCAAGATAAATTGCATAGGACAATTTTCAATAAACATAAAATTTAGTGGGGGTGGTTGCAATGGCACCAAGAAAAAGCAGAGAAATAAAAGTTGAGGTAGTTTACCCAGAAGATCCATATTGGATTGAGGAAATAGAAAGAAGAAAAGCTAAATGGATACTTGATAGACAAAGAGAAAAATATGGGGATGAAGCATTGAGTATAGCTTACCCAATATGGATAAGAACAAAGGAATTAGAAGAAACTGGTTTGAGTTATGAAGAAGCTAAAGAAATAGCGATTAAAGAATATAACGATAAACAAGGAGCTTAGGCTCTTTGGCAATGAAAATTTGTACAAGGAGTGAGTTAAATGAGTATAAAAATACTTCAAAGTTTTATGAAAAAATATAGCTATTTAGGACAAGAACTAGATAATAAATTTGATGAATTAAAAGTTTATAGTAAGCAAAAAGAGGACAAGCAACATTGTTAAACACAGTATTTCAAAACATTAATTTAATGAAAATAAAAAAAGAGTCCAAAAGAGGACCCAATAAAAAATTCCAATTTAATTATATATGTAGATAAAGATAACTACAAGTAAAAACTTATAAATTAATAGATTTAAATAAAGTGGGGGTGAGTTTCTTGGAGTATAGCATACATGGATTTAGCCAAGAAAAAGCAATAGAACTTGAATTAGATGATAGAGATCTATTGATATTAAAATGGTTTGTAAAATTTAAAGATAGTGAAAGAATGATATCAAAGATCATTTCAGATGATAAGTACTATTGGATTAAGTATGATGGTGTAACAGAGGGTATACCTATTACAAAGATGAAAAAAGATACAGTCTATAGAAGACTAAAGAAGATGTGCAAGATAGGAGTATTAAAACATAAAACAGTAAAAATAGGAGGAACATATTCTTATTATGCACTAGGTAGAAACTATAAATTATTAATAGATACTAACTATAGGACATCGGATTTAAATCCGAAGCTATCGGAAATAAATCCCGAGGGTACGGATATAAATCCTTACGGTACGGATTTAAATCCCGAACAAAAGACCCTATTACCATATCCTAATACTATATCTATTGATAGAGTAACTAGTGTAAATTTATCCACAGATTTGAATAGTATAAAAGGTATGTATAAATTATCTGATAGTAAACTAAAAAGTATAGTTTTAGCAGTAGATATATCTGTTGAAGATGGAACAATTAAATCACCAAAAGGCAGCGAGGGATATTGGAAGTATATACATAAAATATGCAAAGACAAGTTAAGTTCAAAAAAGGAAATTAGGAGTGATATAAACTATGGGAATAATAGAAGCAGCTAAGATTCTTAGAGACATAGCAAAGCAGATTGCTAAAGATAGAGGTATAACAGAACAAGAAGCATGGATAGAAGCTTTAGAGGTATTCAAAAGAGAATATAGAGTTTGGTAAGTTTATCTTTAAGGTTAGGATAAAAAATACCTAGTAGAGATAGCGTTGCAATTAATATAAGAAAAGCGAGAACCTACTGTTTCGCTTTTCCTATAGTATTTCTCAAGGTTGATGAAGAGTTATAACCTAAAGAAAAAGAAGTTATTGAATCTATTAATCTATCAGCATCATTCTTATCTATATAAACCTTTATATTTATTATAGAAATTTTGTAATAGTTTAATATTACCTGCATGGATAGGATAACATCATTATCTTCTTTAGAAAGCTTTGAGGTTTTATTAGTTAGACTATCGATTAAAGTTTCTATAAATGTAATATCTTTATTGGTTTTAGATTGGTCAATATTTTTTGTAGCAACGGATTGTACCAATAAATACATATAATTATCTATTATTTCTAGTTCCTTAATATATTCGTTACTAATTGGTGGTGGAGTTACAGTATTAAATGCATAGATTGTATTTATATTTATTGTAAATAGAATCAATATTATTGAAAACACAATGCTTAATTTTTTTATAAACATATAATTACCTCCTTTATATAACTATTATGTGTAGAGGAAAAACTATAAATTCAGAATATGTAATAAAAATTTATATAAAAAAGAAAAGTTAAATAGGGGTGATAAGAGTGAAATATTCTAATTCTTATGATTTTGATTTTACAGATAACTATATGGCTTTATTAGCTTGCATATTAAATCCAAGTTTAAGTATAGGAAAAGCTATTAAACATATAGTACTTGATGATCCTAAAGATGATAAAGGAGGACATTATAGAAAGATTAAACCTAAACAGAATTATAATTATAAAGTTAAGGTAGTAGATGAAGTAGAAGAGAAAGAAATGGAGTTTGATGGATTAGATGATTGTTGTAAATTTCTAGATATGAGAAGGGCAGATATAACAACTTATATAAAGCACAATAGATTGTTTAGAAAGAGATTTAGGATACAAGCTTTAGAAACTATAAGAGAAGTTGAAAGAAAGCCGTTGATAGTTATAGATAAATTAAAAAATGAGACTATAGATTTTGAGAGTGTTAATAAAGCATGTGACTATTTAAATGCTAGCAGAGGCAATTTAAATCAAGCCATAGAAGCTAAAAGACTTTTTAGAAAGAGATATAAACTTGAGTATAAAATAAGGGGTGATAAGAATGAGTAAATCAACAGAGTTAAAGTATGTTGAAATAGAACTTAGTATACCCAGTGGAAAAGAAACATTCTTTAAAGCAAGTGACTATAAAACATATCCAAATTATATGGCACTGGCACAATGTATATGTGGTAAAGAGATTAATGGAAAATTAAGGTTTCCAGAAAGTGCAGATAAAATAATGAGTGCTTGGGGGATCAGAGGTGGAAATAAGGATGAATAAATTTATAGATTAAAAGAAATATAAGGTATAGGTGGTGGAAAATATGAAAAATCGAGACAAACTGTTTATATTAATTGCTATAGTTATAGCTATTATAATTTTAATTTGTTTTAAACTATTTGCTAGTATAGGTATAAGTTGAGAATATTTTTTATTTAGAGTTAAAAAGGACTAGCGTTAACTAGTCCTTTTGGGAATTGGATATTGAGAGTTAAATTTTGAAAATAGTCTAAATAAACTGCATTTAAACTGTTATAGGGTAAAATCTATTGATATCTTCAAATGTCAATTTTATTATTTGTCTATTTATTAAAAAATATTCAAAAACTCAGTAAATTTAAATATAAAATTTAAATTTATTATGAAAGTTTATATAAATTTTATTTTAATTAAGTAAAAATTAAGAATAAGGGTATATAATAATTAATCATATAGATATACAAGGGTTACCTTAGATGATAAATATATTTATATAGGTAGTTTTATTGATATAAATTGTTAGAAATATGTTAGGAGTGATAGTATGAATGGCAAAAACAGTAAAGGCATTGTAAGAAATATCGATTCACTAGGAAGAATCGTAATACCAAAGGAATTTAGAAAAATGTTAAATATAAATGAAAATGATCCGGTTGAAATATTATGTGAAAACGGAACTATTAAGCTTAAAAAACATAATAATTCGTGTATTTTATGTGGATCAAAAGAAAATTTAAAAAACATCAAAAATATTTTTATATGTGAAAAATGTCTAGAAGAAATGAAAGATATTATTGATTAAAAGAAAAACGGGAAGTGACTGCCTATGGAGAAAAAAGAATTATTTAAAAAAGTAGAATTAAGATTGCATAATTATAAGTTTCTAGAAGCTCAAATAAATAATATAGAATTAGATATAAAGAAAGAGAAAATGAGATATAAAGGTTGTGGAGCTATAAATTATGATGAAAGAACAAGTGAAACTTATAATATTTCTAGAATTGTTGAAAAAGAGGTTATAGATAAAGAGAAGAAAATAGATAAATTGATGCAAAGTAAATTAGAAAAAGAAATAGAGAAAGCGAAAATAGAAAACTCATTAAGTTGCTTAGATGTTAATGAAACTAATTTCTTTGAATTATTTTATAATAGCATAAATAAAAATAATATGAAATATATAAGCCTTAAGCTACACATGGATCGCAGTCATTGCTACACAGTAAGAGAGCGATTAGTTTATAAAATTATGGGTATGTTGTATCCAAATTATGAAGAACTACCATTATTTAATGAAAATAATAGTAAAGCCAACACTTTGGCTACATTTTAGCGACAAAGTAAAGATTTTTTATACATTTAGAGGTGGTAATATAGTAGTATAGGAAATTTAAGATAACTCAATTGCTTATTTCCTAATAACCCCCTCTTTATATAATGGCTAGGGTATAATACCCTAGCAACGTGAGGATATAGTTTAATGGTAAAATAGCTATTTATTTAGAAGATAAGAGGTTCGACTCCTTTTAACCCTCACCAATATAACTTTACGGCTCTTAAGAGCACTCTGTAGCGGTATGGAGTATAAACTAGGTACATTTATTAGATTTATTAACAACAACTTATTACGTTCAAAAAAGTCAGGACTTTCTCACCTGGCTTTTTTATTTTATATTTACTTTATTTAAATGAGTGTGGATATACTATAAATTATGTATAATTTATAGTATAAACTATTGAACAATAGTAATACATTATCAATATTTAAGTGGGGTAGATATTATGAGGAAGTGTTTAAGATGCAATGAAATTATGGTTGAAGACTACATGCTAAAAACTGAAAACTTTACAGCTCAAGCATCAGTAGTATTAGGAAAAGGAAGTGGAGTTTTTTCATCAAATAAAGGAAAGATAAAGGCTGCAGTATGCCCAAATTGTGGAGAAATTTCAATATTTTTTGATAAGCTAGATAAAATTAAATAGTGTATTCATATTAAAAGTATATGAATTTAAAGTGGACAATTAGGGTCCATTTTTTTTTATAGGTTTGTATTCAAATGAGATTTGAGGTGGTGAGATATGAACTATGTAGAACCTATTAGAAATTTAGATACATTAGAAAATATGTGTTCCTATTTAAAAAAGACAAATGAAAGAGACTACCTTCTATTTATGATGGGTATATATACAGGTCTTAGAGTATCCGATATATTAAAGTTTAGAATATATGATGTAAAAGATAAAAGGCAAATAGTCTTAAGAGAAAAGAAAACAGGGAAACAAAAATTCATAGAGATAAACCCAATACTGAAAAGAGCAATTAAAGATTATGTGGAGGCCAAGGATCCTAATGATTTTTTAATTAAATCACGTAAAAACTATAATAGGCCTATCTCTAGAGAAAGGGCATATGTAATTTTAAAAGAGTTGGGAGAATTATTCGATGTTCCTTGTTTAGGAACTCATAGTATGAGAAAAACATGGGGATATCATTACTATAAGCAAACCAAAGATATAGCATTACTTCAGAAGATATTTAATCATTCATCTCCAGCTGTAACCTTACATTATATAGGTATAGACCAAGACAGAATGAATAAAGCTTATACGAGCTTTAGATATTTTTAATTTAATTTTATCTAGAATATAACATAAAAAGAGAATGTTATATTGGTTTATTTTATTTAGAAAAAATAACGATTGAAATCATTGGAAATACTAAGTCTACAGTGGGTATATAAGTTGATAAAATGTATATAACACACTATTAGATATGTTACGTTCATAATACATTTATAATCAATTTAAACATCTAATAAATTATAGAAAAATTTGTATATTACTAAAGCTTAAGGGAAATTATAATTACTAATTATGATTTTGGAGGTATAGTTGATGTTTAAACATGATAAAAAATTGTTAAGAGAAGTAAAAGTAGAAAGACCAAATCCTCAATATGCAGTTTTAATGCAAGAGCAATTAGGAGGAGGAAATGGAGAGTTAAAAGCAGCAATGCAATATTTATCTCAAAGCTTTAGAATAAAAGATAAAGAGATAAAAGATTTATTTCTAGATATAGCAGCTGAAGAACTTAGCCATATGGAAATGGTTGCTCAAACAATAAATTTATTAAATGGACATGATGTTGATTATAAAGCAGTTGATTCTGGAGAAATAGAAACTCATGTATTAAGTGGATTATCACCATTTTTAATAAACTCTTCAGGAGCACCTTGGACTGCTGATTATGTTACTGTAACAGGAGACTTAGTTGCAGATCTATTATCAAATATAGCATCAGAGCAAAGAGCAAAAGTTGTATATGAATACTTATATAGACAAATTGAAGATAAATACGTAAGAGAAACAATAGACTTCTTACTTAACAGAGAAGAAGCTCATAATGCTTTATTTAGAGATGCATTAAATAAGATTAAAGATACAGGTTCAAATAGAGATTTTGGAGTTACTGAAGACTCTAAACTATACTTTGACTTATCTAGTCCGGGACCTAACAATCATAATACAAAGATAGATATTAACCCACCTTCTTTTAATGAACCTATAAAAAAATAGTATACAAAAAAGAACTCTTTAAAAGGGTTCTTTTTTTATTTAGATAAAGATTTATAATACTTATTTAATTCACTGAATATTACAAATTGGTAAAAATAGGTAGATTAAAACTTAAGGTAACCGTATTATATACTTTGGAGGTGGAGTAAAATGAAGAAAATATCAGGCTTACTTTTAATCACGGTTATGATTATTTTACTAGTTGGTTGTGGGGATAAAGACCAAGCAAAGAACAATAATAAAAATCTAGAAAAAAGTAAATATAAAATAGACAACATGGGATCTATTTCAATTACAGATAAAGATTTTGAAAAATTCTACCATAGATCAAAAGAGGCAGCCTTAGAAAGTATTGATACTTTAGGTGAAAATGACTATTTAGGACCAGAAGAATCTGTAATGGTTATTTTCGAAAATAACGGAATAACATTTTTATTACATGCAGTTGATAAGCCGGGTGTAAATGATAATACAGTTGTAGTATTCTATCCATATGATAGTAAGCAAAATAAGCATATAAAAGGGCCTATTCACTATAATCAACATCTATATAAAGATATGTAAATAAAAGATATAAAGAAGGAACTAAAAAATAAAGTGTTTAGAGGAGCTCTAGAAATAGGGTTCTTTTTTTATGCTATATAAAATCATTTATTTAAATAAAATGAGATGTATATTTAGAAGGAATAATTAAATTTGTACCTGAGCAACTACTAATATTAGTAATGGCTCTTTATGTTATAGGGATGTTTTTGAAGAAAAACCCAAAAGTAAAAGATTGGAGTATGCCGTAGATTTTACTAGTTTTAGCTATTGGGTTTAGCATACCTATAATGGGATTTAATGCTAAAAGTATTTTACAAGGTATAATATGTAGCTTTGGTGCAATAGCAACAAATCAATTTGTGAAACAAACTATAAATAAATAATTAATAAAAAGTAAAAAAATTAGTAACAATTTATTTTTTTCTTTACTTTTATATTAAGAAAATAAATTTTAGGAGGATTTTATTATGAGAACAAATATGACAGATGCAGGACATGGAGGACATGATTCAGGAGCTATAGGAGTAGCTGGATGCTTAGAGAAAGATATAGTTTTAGAAGTTGCAAATAAAGTAAGCGATTATTTAAAAACACAAGATATAAAAAATATAAATACTAGAAATACTGATATATTTTTAACTCTAAGCGAAAGAAGTAATAAAGCTAATAGCCTAGGTGTAAATTCATTTGTATCTATACATTGTAATAGTGTAGACAATCCTAATGCTCAAGGTTTAGAAACTTATTGTTATAAATTCAAATATAGAGCTTTGGCTGATGCTATACATTCTGAAATTATTAAAGAAGGACTATACTCTAAAAATAGAGGTGTCAAAGAAGGGAACTTACATGTTATAAGAGAAACTAATATGGATGCATGTTTAGTTGAGTTAGGATTTATAACTAATGAGGAAGACTATAATTTAATAATGAACAATAAAGATAAGTTTGCTAAAGCTATAGCAAAAGGAATATGCAAATTTAATTCAGTTGAATGGAAGGACACTGACACTGAAACTAATACTGAAGGATTTACAAATGGTGATTATTCTGGAAGAAAAGCTAAAGTAATTGCAGATGTATTAAATGTTAGATGGGATAGAGGGACAGAATATGAGATTATAGGACAGGTTAAATATGGAGATATAGTGAATTTACAATATTGTCTAAATAGATGGGTAAGTATAGAAGGATTTAAAGGTAATAAAGGTCTTGGATATGTAAATTCTAAATATTTAAAATTAATTTAATATGTTGATATAGGTACCATTGTTGCATGTAATACTTTAGAATAAATACAGTTTAATTTTAAGATAAAAAGAGTATATAGTTTAATGATACTCTTTTTATCTTGAAATTTTCAAGAAAATGTTTACAAGATGAAAAATAAGGTATAAATATATTATAGAAAACTAAACAAATCAACTCTAAGATTAAAACATAGCTCCCTAAGGAGATAAAAATACTCTATTAAAAGTTTGAGCGTCATTTGCATCAACACTCTCACTTAATTAACTATTGCCATTTCAAAATCTAGATTTGATTTATTTAGTTTTCTTTTTTATAGAAATTGTAATATATGAACTATTATAGATATAATATTTATAATCATGATTAATATGTATATTATATAAAACATAATATTTTTGTTTTTGTATGGTCTAAAAATTTGGATCAATGAAAATATAATTAAAAGTATAGATAATATCATAATATATTTTATAATAAAAATAGGGTTATTGTTTTTGTAACCCACCAAGAATAGTGATTGTTCATACCTAGTTTTTTACAAGCTTTATAAACACCATCTTCTACTGATCCTGCAAAATGATCTACTGTTGAAACAATACTTTGTATTGCTGCAGCACCAGTAAGACCTGTATGTTGAACTATTGTTTTTCTTACTTTAAAAGGTAGCTTTCTCCATATTTTGCGCATCGCTTTCGTTGATAAACTTAATTTGCCAAATTGATTACCATAGATTTTATACTCACGTTCTTGACGTAATTGTTCTTCTTTTTTATACTCATCAATTGATTTTCTAAATTCATTTTTTTCATTATTTGTTAACCCAAAGAACTCAGAAACTTCATCTATACCTATATTTTTATTTTCTACAAACTCAGTTGGTGTAGTAGAATTAGTAATTTCTAATGCGAAAATTGAGTTTGAAAAAGGTATTGAAACTGTAGCTATAATTAATGATAATTCAATACCGCTTTTAAGTTTTTTAAATTCATAAGTATCCTCCATTCTATGTATAATGTCTACACTTATTATAACTAAACTGGGAAAAATTGAGTTAAGAGCATGTTAATATATAGTTAAATTTTGGTAAAAAATATAATATATAAATTATTCTATATATCTATCAAAAATGTAAGGAATGTTTAAGGTTGACGCAAGGCTTTTTTAAGGTTGAGCATGTATAATAAACTCATCAAGTAAAATAAATCTAGGGGAGGGTTATATATGACAATCGTATTAGGAACATTATTGATAGCACCTTTTGTATTAGCTACTTGTGCGGGGGTATTAAATGAAGAACTAAAGGAAGCAAATGAACAGTAATTAATTTTATATAGATAAAGCACTCAAATAGATGAGTGCTTTTTATTTTTTCGTAAACTTTATATTATATATCAAACAAAATTGATATATAAGACTTGTATTAAGAAGTTTAAAATTATATTATATATATAGATATAATAAATTATATCGTTATACTCGTTCATGATTCAAATGATTAATGTATTAAGTATCAATTTTAAAGAGTACTAGTATTTAGTGCTCTTTAAACCTCAAATTACATAGCTAAACTCGAATTAGTTACAATTGTAACTAATATTAAGATAAACCTAACATTATTTTTTTGCAAAAGTACCTCTCAATAGAGGTACTTTTTTCTTTTAAAAGTAAGATAGAATATAAATTTAATCATAAATTAAATCTATAGGAAACAGATGAACTATAAAAAAATTCTATATATCAAAAAAAATCGATATAAACTATGGAAAAGATTACTAAATAGAGTATAATAAAGATATGGTTTTGGTTTTAATATACTTAGTTTTGTTTAACCAGTAACCAATTTAGATAGTTTCACATATATTACATATAGTTGTAAGCCATAACTATAAATAGCATATCAAAAAGAATTGGTATGAGGTTGGAACTTTAGAGTTAAATAGTACTTCTACAACGTCAAAAATAAAAAGAGTATCTCATGATTAGAGGTGCTCTTTTTATTTTTTATGAAATTCATCAAATATTGTTTTATAAAGGTTAGAATTTTTAAAACTTAATAAGGAGAATTTTACTTTTCCATACAAATAACCAATGATAACTATTTAAAAGTAAAATTATTAATTTATTTAGTTTTTGGTATAATTATATTAATCCTACTATTATTAAATGTTTTTGAAATTTTTGTATACCAAAAGTACTAAAAAAGGCTAACTGTAATCTATTAACTAGTATTTCAGTTAGTTTTTTTTAGTACTTAAAAATTTACTAATTTAATTACTTTTCAATGTGTTTTAGAGAAAAATTATTATAATTAGCAGTATATTAAAATAATTTTTAAAAACAAATGATTGTTATTGCAATAAAGTTACCGAGCAATATAGTAAAAATGTAATACTATGTAATCATAAAATAAAATTGTAATAGATCAATTAAATTTAGCCTAAGATTAATAAGTCTTAAAATTTAACTTTATTAACTAGTTAGAGTATAATTCAAAATTTACGATTTCACTCCAAAAAAAAAGCATTTTAGTTCAATTTTAAAGTTACTTTAATTTAATATGTTAAAATAACTTTGAGTTCATTAAAAATATAAGGAGTGAATCTATGGATATTTTATATAATATAGGAAGTTTTATAAGTTTTTTAGGTATCATTTTTCTATTAATTGGTTTTGCTGATGGATTTTTGGCAAGTATATAA